CTACCACGTGATGTTACCTATAGACAAGATAAGATTCCAGGACTTGTTAAAGGTCTTGGATCTAACTTATTTAGTTCCGATATGACAGCGTTTACAGACAGATTTCCAATTGAATTGGAAGTCTGCTTGCTTAGTGCTGCATATGGTGAACATACAAGTAGGTTGTGGAAACAAATTATCTCAAACAGAAGTTTCAATCACCCAAAAGGTGATGTAACTTATGCTTGTGGTAACCCCATGGGTATTCTAAGCTCATGGCCAGTATCAACAATGACTCACCATGCTGTGAAGCAATGGTGTGCCTACAAAGTAGGTTTAAAGTCATACAAGTATTTAATACTTGGTGATGATACTCTCGATTCTTCGAAAGAAGTTTACGAGAAGTATACGGATACAATCCGTAGACTTGGTGTTTCTATATCTATCTCTAAGTGTACTCAAAGCTATTCGGCTGATGCTGAATTTGCTAAGAGACTCTTCCGTAACCATATAGAAGTGACTGGTCTCCCAATCACTTTATTGGAAACGGTACGCGGTAAACCCGAGCAATTCATAGAATTAGCTCGGATTATGCGTGAGAGAGGGTACGAGGATAAATATCTCGGCCCGTCTTTGGATTTGTTACTTTCTAACCAAAAAAATGGAAAGTTAGTAGCCGACATGCTGTCTCTTCCGGAAAAAGTGCTTGGAATGCCTCCATTTCTAGAGGTTAAACCAAATACTTGGGCTAGTAAACTAACTAGCCTTCCTGAAGAGGTCCTAGAAGACAACCAAGTTATCGCTCGGAATTACGTCTTCTGGGAAACAGCTGGTAGGATAAACAAACCTACCACTCCAAAGAAAGTCGACCAGGTTACTGTAGAACCAAATCATCCCTTAGTTTTCGCACTTAGCGACAGACTAATGGAGTATCTTCCTGAAACAGAAGATGAATTTAGTATCTACAACGAATGGATGATCGGGAATTATCGAGAAATGGCAAATATACCAAATATCGATACTTATCGTTATTACAATAAAGGGCATTACGCCACTAAATGTAAATTCGATGTATTACATGCTCAGTTAGCACTTGCTAATGGAGACTGTAATATCCCATTGCATAAAACAACTAAGTTAGATAACTTTACGTTATTCGACTTAGGTTTTCAAGTAGCTCAAGATGAACTACTTTGACCATAGGCACACATAGGTGTAACCCGGAGGTCAGGCC